ATTCCCGTTCACCCATCAGCAAGATTTCGCCTATCCGTATCGTGCGCGAGCAACAAGTGGTGCAAGGTATCACTACCTACACTACCGTTAAGGGTTGGGCTCCTGGTGTGGCTGTTCTCCGTCCTCTTGGCTATGCAGGTGTCTTGGTACACGCAAAGGTCGCCGACGTTGAACTGATGAAGAGCGGTGAGGTCAACAAGGGTATCGACTTCTCTTTGGCAAAGGTGCAAGGTTTCTTGAACGTTATCAACAAGGTTACGCCTAATGGTATGTTGAAGTCCTACCACACCGATGTCATCGGACGTTACGCTACCGTGCTTGACGAAAGCCCGTATCACGTAGTCGTTGACACCACAACTGCGGACAACTAAACCTTTAGAATTGGGAAAAGATTTTGCTCATTATAAAAGATTGATACGACGATGACGGTACTTGAATGGTTGAAAAAGAAAACACGTTACAGTTTCGAGGAAGGTAACTTTGAGGTTATTGCCCTTGACCGTGGCGTTCAGCCCGACGATGACGTGTATGGTGCTAACGTTACCAAGCGTCTTAGGGATTTGATGGAGGCTGATATTATTTTCACCGCCGTTCTCCTTTCACCTTCAAATACCGCATCGTTGTCGCAATCTCACAACGGATATCAAAAGACCATTGGCCAAGAGCAGGATTTCCACCAAGACGAAAAGATTAAGTACGCAATCCGTATCTATACGATGTACGGTGATGAACGTGCAGGTATCTTAGAAAGCGCACGACGCAAGATTAAGTTTATACCCATTGAGGACGTTGACAAATTATAATCACTATGGCATTACGCGACGAAATATCCGAATATCCTTATACGGGCGTTGTAAGACGCAAGGTAGAGGGTCAAGGTGACGAAGATGATGTTGATGTAGTCATCTACGAGGGCGTTATGGATGAACACATGACTACGGATGACGAGGGTCACACCTTACAAACCGCGTCCTATGTTATTTCCATGCCGTTGACGAAAGATGATAAAGGCAACTACATCGTTCCTCGCAAAGGTGATGAAATTTCGTTAGTCCGATTTGGTGAAACATTGGAATTTGTTGTAGATAACGCCGAACCGTCACAATTAGGCGGCGTAAGTGTATATTCTACACGCAAGGCTTGGTAACTATGGCTACGAAAACAAGGGTTAAATTCAACAAAAAGGCATTGGCAAGGCAAATGTATAACAACATAGCCGATAAGCAAACAGAACGGCTTATAGCCTTTGCAGAAAGCGAGATTATTCGTTTAGTTGAAACCCGTGCTTTCACAAACCAAACCATCAACTTGCAAGATTCCTATGTGTGGGCGGTCTATTACAATGGAAAGAAGGCTAAACATGGCTACTACGGCAATAAGATGGCAAAGGGTAAGTCCATTTTGCACGAATACAGCCCGTCGATTAGCGTAGATGTAAACGGACGTGCATTAGCGCGTAAATTCGTTCAAATCTATAAGCCCGACGAAACACAAGGATGGGAAATCGTCTTTGCAGCCTGCGCCCCCTACGGTGCTTATCTTGAAGGTGGATTTATGTTTCATGGCAAACGCTACCAATTCGATGTTATGTCGCAACGGTACGACCATATCAAGCAAGCATTATCTCCACTTTGCCGTGTACGATTTGAGGTAAACCAACCAAAGTATTAAAACAAGAAAATAAAGGATTATGTTCAACGATTCACGAATAGACGTTTACGACTATCTTTATAACCTCGTTTATGACGTTGTTACGAAGAACGTTTACCGTATGGGCGAACCGACCGAAACGACGGAAAGCGATTCTAAAGATGGTTTTGTAGTGTTGAAAGTGGATAATATGAATGACGATTCGGAATTTGATTGTGATGCCTACGGTTGGGTACGTTGTACGATTACGGCCTACGTTCCAAAGAAATCACGAGGACGCTTAGATAAGACGTTATACAAGGCATTTGAAACATCTATCAATCAAGTTGTCAAAGATGCCATTGCAAGCGGTGATAACCAAGAATACTATATACTTGGTGATAGTGTCCTTTCAATGGACGTTGACGAAACGACGCAAAAGGGAAACCAGTATCATGTGTACGTAAAATCATTCGTTGTCGTTTTAGACGGTATCGAAGAATAAATATTATTTGTCAAATTAAAATATAGAAAGGAAAAAATTATGGGAAAAACAACCGTAAAAGCCGTTAGCCTTGCATACGGTACAGCTGGCGGTCCTGCAACTACCAAGTTGATGGGTGTCTTGAAAGGTCTTTCTATCGGACAGGACGCTCCTGGAAGCACGGAAATCGAGGCCGAGTTCTACGACAGCCCGTTTGACATCTTCTATGATGGCAACCCAGTTACTATGACGTTCGAGCTGGCTAACTACGAACTTTCCGAGTTGCCTGCCCTGTTCGGTGGTACTTACACCGCAGCTTCGGACGTCGAACCCGAGGAGTACGAGGGCGCGGCCAACGCTTACACAAGCGAGCACTCTTGGCAACTTGATTTCGGCCGTGGCCATGCAGCCCTCTACATCTACAGGGGCTTGACGATTGGCACTATCAAGAAGGATGCCGACGGCGCATTGAACTATTCCGTTACCATTACCGCTTTGGTTCACACCACTGGAACTGATGCAGAGGCAGTTGACCACATGTATAAGCTCGTAGGACGTACTTCGGCTTAAATTGTGCTCGATTAGTCTAAGGCTAAACACGGAAACGTAAGGGGTGCGTTTATTGGGGTGTCACCCAGTGGCGCATCCCTTTTGAATTTTACGAAATCCAAATAGGGAAAGATGAAACAAGAAGAAATCAAAGAAAGAGTTTTACCCGAATTTCCAATAGACGTACAACGTGACATATTGGATATAATCAATGATACGCCATCCTTGGTTAAACTTGGTGATAAGGAATACCGTGTTAAGGATATGCGTTATTATTCGTTATATCGCATTTGTAGGCTTGTCATGGATATGCGCAAGGCAGATGAAACGCTTGATACCGACCAAAAGGTTATAACGGCCTTATGCACCGATTTGGATGCTATGTCGGAAATCATGGCCATTGTGCTTTGCAACCATTTGTTTACGCCCGATAAGATTAAGACTTATGATGACGTTGACGAAACGATGTCACGCAATGACAAGTTGATACAAGTGATGAAAGCAAAGGTCATGCTTAGTACATTTGACACGAACCAATGGGCGGCTATCGTGTTAGGTGCTATCAAGTCAATAGACTTGTCTGGTTTTTTTTTAATCAAAAAATCGGTGAGTACGCTTTCGGCTTCACTTCTGGCAAGGAAGCGGAAATCGGAGGAGACAGCATCACTATTTATGGAAGCACAATCATTGCGGACGCCGCAGACTTCCTAAAAGTGTTCACGCAATATCGCCTTGATGATTACCTATATCGTCTTAGCATTGCGCAAATACAATTCATGGCGGTGGATAACACCCATACAAAGTACCTTAAAGGTTCTGACAAAAAAGCGTGGAACGACTTCAAAGCCGCTTACGATGCACAACAAAAGTTGGAAAACTTTATGTCTGGCTTGGGCGTTCACGATGACCTTAAAGAAGGCGAGGAGATTGAAATCCCCGTGCGTCGTAAGGGAACGGAAAAGAAAGAAAAGAAGTAGTTTATTACGGACAATATATATACCTGAGATATGCCAAATACAAGTAATGACGATGTAATCATTGTTGGCTCGCTTTCCGATAAGGAATTACGCGATTCAATAGACAAGTTAGTAGATTACGTAGGCGATAAGACAACCATAATGGCTGGCAAATTCGACGTGGCTATGGAAAAGATGAAATCGGCCATGAAAGATTTTGCCATAACTCAAAAGGTTAGCGTTGACTTGATGCAAGACGCATGGAAACAAATGTCTGCATCTTTCGATGCTATGCTAAAGGCTCAACAAAACGCCACAAGTAGCGGAAATAATAGCGGTACGGGTGGCGGTAATTCACAATATGCCGACAATACCGTAGGCCACTTGCAAGAAATCATTGCCTTAGAGGAAAAACGCCGTAAGGAAATGACACTTGGTAGTGATGCCTTGCGTGACCAAAACAAACTTATCGAGGAACAAAAGACCAAGTTAAAGGGTGAAACCACAAGCGACCAAATAAAGGCCGCACAAGCCGCTAAAAAGGAATTGCAAGAGGCTTTCACCATGCCAGCACGTGGATTGGCCGATGCTGAAAAGAAATTGCAACAATTACAAAGTCTTTCGGCAAAGTTCCAAGGCAAGGGTATTCTCGACCAAACGCAATGGAATCGCCTTAACGCACGAATCCAAGCCACACAAGAAAAAATAGACAAATTGCGCCAAAAGAAGCCTACGTCTATTCAAGATGTGTTGGGTATGGACGAGTCGAGTGTTGATGCTATTGCAAAGAAAATGGCCGCTTTAAAGAAAGTGACCGTTGACCCACAAAATACTGCACAAGTCAAGCAATTAGGCGGCGAATACCAACGTCTAAAGCGTCTGCAAGCAGAACTGATGGGTCAGAATATCCAAATGACGCATAGTAACAACTATCTTGCACAATCCTTTGGATATATCCGTAACCGACTTGTTTACGCTTTGACATTGGGCGCGATTACATCGTTCACAAAGCAAGTGTACGAAATTCGCGGTCAATACGAATTATTAGAGCGTAGCCTTGGCGTATTGGTTAATTCATTTGAACGTGGCTCTCAAATATTCCAAGAGTTGAACCAAATGGCCATTGAAAGCCCGTTCACTCTTATGGAATTGGCTGGTGCTGCCAAACAATTGACGGCATACGACTTTGCGGCAAACGAGGTGGTTGACACTACACGCCGTCTTGCGGACATTTCTGCGGCCTTGGGCGTACCGATGGAACGTCTTACGTATAACTTAGGACAGATACGTGCTCAAACCGTTCTGACGGCGCGAGATGCACGTGACTTTGCAAACGCTGGCTTACCTATCGTTGCATCGTTGGCCGAACACTTTACGGAACTTGAAGGAAAGATTGTTACTACTGGTGACGTTTACGACCGTATGAGCAAGAAGATGGTGTCGTACTCCGATGTTATGGCCGTCTTAAACAAGATGACCGACGATGGCGGCAAGTTCTTTGAGTTCCAAGCCAAGCAAGCCGAAACGTTGCGCGTTCAAATGGCCAACCTTAACCTTGCATGGAACAATATGCTTAACGACATCGGTAAGTCTAACCAAGGCTTATTGACGTTGCCGATTAGCGGATTGAAGGCATTGCTACAAAATTGGCAAACTATCGACCGCGTTCTAAAATCCATGCTTTACACGTTCATTGGATGGAAAGCCTTGCAAATGGTTGCTATTCGTCAACAATGGGCGTGGGCTACTGCTACTGGTGCTACGGCAAAGCAAATGGGATGGTTAGCAAACGGCATTAAGGCTGTGGGCGCATCACTAAAAGCCCTTTTCCTTAATCCTTGGACGTGGGTGTTTGTTGGTATTATGGCAGTTATCGACCTTGTGCGTCAAACAAACGCCGCAAGGGAGGCCATGCACGAACTTAACCAAGAAATCCGCGATAACGCAAGCGAGGCAAGTGAAAGCATGCTGAATTACCTGAACAACAAGGGTAATAAATCGACATTTGAACTTGCAAAACAAAACAAGTTGACTGCCGAACAAGGTGAAAGGGCGTGGGAAAGTCTTAAACAACAAATCGAACAAAGCGCATTATCCGCTAACGGACTTATTGCCGAATTATTGACAATCGAGGACGTTAACGAACGTGTGCGTGTCGGTTTTGACTATGCCGAAAGAATAAAAAAGGCGCAAGCCGCATTGCAAGACCTTAAAGATGATTCCATCAAGGTTAATACAGATGTTGGTTGGTTTGGCATGTTTGGCGAAGGATTGGTTTCCGACCTTAAAGACTATGCCGACTACATAGAAAAATATTCCGAAATAGCACGGAACAATCAAATGGCTGGCGAGGTTGCAGCTGAATGGATGCACCAAGTTGGTGTTGTTAAAGGTGCAAGGCAAGAATTTCTCGAAGAACTTGATGATACTGCAGAAAGCATCAACAACTTTATTCGTGCTTATAATATAACTGACCCGTTGCAAATCAACGAGATTTTGGAACGTGTACGTTCACAAATCAAAGCAAAGAACCCCGAAATAAAAGGCGAGGCCGCTAAGATTTTCGACATCTCGTTAGACCAAAAGATGTATGAACTTACCAATGGTGCGGTTGACCGTAACGCAAGCCTTTGGAATATGTTTATGGAAAGATTGAAGCACAATTCAAGTTCCGCTTTCCAAGACATAAACGATGATTGGATTAAAAACAACGAGGCTTTGTCATCCGAGCAACAAGCAGCTGTTGATGCAAACTTGCAATACTTTAAGGATAGTATGCCGTATGCCTACCAAGCAGTTTCTGACATGGTGGCCGACGCAAGCAAGTTGAAAATCCACATCGGTATTGCTTTCAATGTTCAGCAACTTTCCGACTTTCAAAAAGAGGTTAATCAACGCATCGGTAATTCAGTTGGTGCGCTTGACTTTGGCGGTGGTGCTTTCTTACCTACGAACAACGACAATCTTTCATCATGGGTTAAGACGCAACAACAAGCCATTAAGTCATTGGGCGAGGAAAACAAAAAGTATGCGCTTGATGATACACAATGG